GGCAATCTCGTTATTAGAGACACGCACGAGGTATGCTCCGGCCATGATATTACGCATGTTTTCTGCATTTAGCTCTGTGGTCGTATAGGTACGTTTACCCGATAAAATATTAAACTCACCATTAACTTTCAGGAAATTCCAGTCACGCTCCATAAGCTGTATTTCCAGCCATGAATCAACAATGTCTTTTTTAGTGCGCTCCTGTTCAGGAGACAAATTAGTAAGTGTTTGCGGGGAGGCATAGCCAACAACCCCGCAAACTTTTTGTGTCATCTCAAGCAGGTTCATCGACGTATCCAAGAATTGACATCATTTCAGCGTGCTTCTGCATAGGAACAGCGATTGTCCCGGTTTTGTCGGCATTGTCCTTTGTGTAGTATTCAAAAGAAACGGCATTCTTGAGGGCCTCAACAAGATCCTCAGTGACGATAATCTCTTCACCGCGCTTCAACTGAACGCCCGGTTTTCCATTGACCTGAACAAAGCATCCGGCGGAACCGTCATCTTTCGGGGCAAGCAGGATGCGCATTTTACGCAGAGGCGGAAGGCTTTTGGCAAACTCTATTACCTCTTTATCTGTCATCTCCGGGGTAATATTGGCTGTCTGGTTCTGCTCCTGAATGGTTTTCCTCGCCCTGGCAATGGTCATTCGTTTCTGTTTTGGCTCAACAATATTTTTGTCTTCCATCGTAATTCATCCTCCAAAGGAGGTGCGCCCCCAAAAGAAGGCGCACGGTTAGGTTTACAGTAAGGTAGCAGCCACTTCGCAACGGACAACCCATGCCTGATTAGTAATTCCGCTGGCATAGTAAAACTTATATCCAACAGAACCCTGCTGGCCGAGCCTGTCACCGGCAGAAGGCGTATCTGGCTGAATAATCTGCGGGATGATGGCCTTCTTGCCTTTGAGGGGAACATGAGCATAGGCATCACGTGCAATTGCAATCAGCGGGTACACATCAGCATTGGTGCCGGATGTTGATACCATGGTAGAGCTTGCCGCGCCTGCGTCGGCCCACTTGGTCAGCGTCGGGGAAAGAATTACACGGAAGGAACCAAAACGCCCGACTTCATACCGGCTCATTTTGCCGTCCTGCCCGATATAAGTCTCAAACTTACTGAAACCGGGCAGGGCCTCAAGGTCATATTTAAGGTCAGTGTGACCAAACAAAATATACGCCCTTGGAACCGGGACGGTAGCGATTTTGACCGAACCAGCCAAGCAGGAAGTAATCTCCTTCCCCTTGTTTGCCCGGAGAATCCGCTCGACACCTGCAAGCAGGGTAGCGGAAACAGGGGTATTTACCTGATTCCGTGCCGTGCCGTTGGCATACTTGACATTAGTTCCACCGCGCAGGGCACCCCAACATTCAAGCTCGCTGAATGTACCAGCCTGCTCACCATTTGCCTGGGTGGCATGCTGCCGGACATTATCCTCAGCCATGTCACTCACAACATCAGTGATAAGCTCATAGCCGCCGAACTGTTTCATAGTGATCGCTACGTCTTCATAGGTATGATCACGCGCAGAAGGCTGAACACCCTCGGTCAGCGGAACAGGGTTCCCGGAACCGTCAAGCGGTACTGCGGGTGGATTCCACCGACGCATGGTAATGGTTTTCGCCTTGTTCTTCGGTAGCGGAATGACGTCGCCATACAGGTTAAGAACTTGTACGTCCTGAGCATGGGCCAGCATTTCCGCCCGCGCATACGTGTTTGTCCGTTGATTAACGGTTGCATAATCCATAGTCATAGCTTAACTCCTTATAAAATTCTGGACTCGACCTCTTTAAATATTTTGTCTTCGTCCACATAATCAGTTTTTGTGGTGCTGATCTTTTGAGCAACACCCCTCCCCTTTACTCCGATAGCGGCTTTTTTCTTCTTCTCAAGCCGCTCTTTCAGCCGGTTAACCTCTTGGGCGCTCTGTTCAGCCTGTGCCTGTGTCTGGTATCCTGTTTCGGCAATAAACGCGTCAAGAAATGTGCTAATGGTCTCTGGATCATTAGTCACAAGACCTTCTTGCTGCAAAGCCGGTTCCAGTGTATCAAACCAGGTGGCAAAATCCTTGGAGCCGGTAATTGAGTCAATATCGCCGTATTTGGGCATCAGTGCTGCCTTAGCTGCCTGTGCCGCAAGTATTGCCTTTGCCTCTACCAGTTCCTGCTCAAGTGTTGCCAGCTTGCTCTCTTGAATCTGTTGATTCTGTAGAGCTTCTTCAACAGAGGACAGATTAACTCCGTAATCTTCCTCTAAGTCTTTAAGTTTGCTTTCGTCAATAATCACCTTGCCTTTTGCCTGCTCAACTCCGCCAGCTTGGTTTATTTCTCTTTTTATACGGGCAAGCTCAGACATAGCCTTACTTGCCGCTCCACGGGCAGAAAGAGAGTCGTGGCGGGCCTTGGCAAGCTCAGCTTTCAGCCGGTCAATCTCTGACGGTTCTTCTTCGTCGGAATTATTTTTCTCATCTTCAGAGACCTCTTCGGTGTCATCTTCGACAGATTCTTCCTCAGCGTCATCTTCATTTATATCATCTTCGGTGATTATCTCTTCATCCGCTTCTTCAATAACCTCGTCTTTAAGCGGCTCTCCGTTTTTTAACCCTTCAACCTGGTCAAATATGGAATCTTCGTCAACTTGTTCAATCTCCGGCTTAACATTATCAAGCTCGCTGCCCTTTGCTATTTCTTCAGATGCTGCCATTTCCTCTGTACGTTCAGCTTGCTCTTTCTTCATTTGTCGTTATCCCCCAAAATTTCACTCAGCAACCCAATAACTCCATTCAGGTTTTCGTACATGCCGATATAATACAAACGATCCGTCTCTTTCTGGTCTTTGGCAAGGCCCATCGCCTGTGCATATTCCCTGTCGTGTTCAAACTGCTTCTTTAGTTCCTTAATTTGTCCCCTCATATCCTCGCTTCTCCAGTTGATTCTACTTTAAATTCCTGAGCCATTAAGTGTTCTTTTGCCTTGGCGTTCAGAATAATTTCTTCCTTCTTGGCCTGTTTTTTCTCGGACATCTCAGCCTGTTTAACCTGCGCACCGGCTTGGAGCTTTGCCATTTCAAGCTGATAGTTCATGTCAATCTTGTATTTTTCGAGTTGCATGGTATCTTCTTTTACTTTTAGCTCAGATTGCCTAATCTGTATCTCGGCCTGTTTTGCCTGCATTTCCATCTGGGCCTTAACAACTTCGGGGTCTGGTTGTCTGTTCTCACCCTGTTTCCGCATCTCCTCGTCAGAGAGCATCACGTTTTCAGGCTCTTGCTGTAACCCATATACCACTTGCTTGTAGAGCTTCTCCCAATCCGTCATTTGTGCAAACTTTGGATTCTGCCCGGCTATACTCGCGAGCTGCATAGCGTTCCGAGCTTGGGTCTCCTTGAGCATAAGCGCATTTGCGCCCCGGACATTTGCGATAAATTTACCAAACACTCCCAGCCGAGGTTTATTTTCCATCACATCGGCGATTATCCTGGTAATCAGCGGGATGGTAACATGGTCTACCCAATCTTTAACAATCCGCCGGGCCACGGTATTAGCTGAGTTCATCAACAATTCCATGCCCTGAAATGTTTTGGTCATATTAGCAGATTGCTGGCCTTGCGCTATCTCAGGAGTCATGGCCGATTCATCGGCGTATTTTTTAGATACCTCCAGTAAATCAATGGTTGTCTTTGTCTGGTTGGGAATGTTGAAGAAGTAAAAAGCGTCTTTAGCGCTTGCCCCGGCTGTTTTAAGGCGCCATCCACGGGTATTGGTTCTTATATTCCAATCTTGTTCCTTTGTAATTGCGTCCGGGATGGGCTCTACCACATGCGGATTAACTACCATCTGAGGAGCAACGGTTATATCCGCGTTACAGATTGTCATGTCCCAGAAAGCTGTAGCGGCATCGGCCTCATCTCTGATTAAACGAGGCACACCAGGAGACGCCATGAAACAAACCTCGTCTCGGTCATAACAAAAAATGGAGAATGGTCGCTCTCCTGTTTCTAAAAGAGACGGGGCAAACTTTAGGACTCTCCCTTTTTCTGTAATCCACACGCAACATTCAACATCAGGATCAAGGTCGTCATCTTGGCAGAATCCAAACCACGACTCTTCCTCATGCTCAACAGTAAGCGTCTCAATGTCATCCTGAGAAACTGTCGTGTAAACCTCATAAACACAAAAAAAGTCTGTTTGACTGGACGGAACATTTTCTCCCTTCAATTCTGCGTAGTGCCATGGAAAATCAGAATATTCTTTGCCGACAATCGCGTCATAAACAGCACGCCTGTTGAATCCGTCACGCCTTAACAGATTCTGCATGTCGATCTTTGACAGATACCGGCGCCGAAACTCGTACGCGCAATCATCGTGGTCGGCAACCGACAGGTCAGAAAAATAATCCCACGGAGAAACCTTCTCTATGCTTGTCTGCTCGCTGTCCTCAATTACAACAGCGTTAACTATCTCTCCGCCTTCGCCCTGTATCTGTCTCCAACTTTTCTGTTGTTCGAGAATTTTAACCGGGCCTTGGATAATTCCCACACCGTATAGACAGGCATCTTCAATCGCAGCTCGGCCAACCGACTCATAATCAGCAGTGTTGAGAATTGTTTCTATCTCACCCTCAATGTACCGTGCACCCTGTTCTGCCTGCTCTTTTGCTTGTGGGGGAGTGTCGGCGTCAATGCCTACAGAAAAATTCTTGTCCCCGCCCTGAAAAAGCAGGTCAGACAATCTTGCGGAGGCAGTTCTGGTACGCGGACGGGTAATATTCCGAACATGCTTAATGCCCGTCTTCTTCACGCCCCGGAATTGGCGTAAATCTTCAACCCATAATTCCTCTATCCACCGCTTATCGGTGACAGCCTGAGCGCAGGTATCGGCTACGCGACGACCAATAACCGCAAGTGCGTCGCCGTGTTTACCTTCGTCTTCGTCCTGGCTCAGATATGTGCTTTTCTTATCAATCATATTTATGATTTTGAGGATGAGTGCGAAAAATACGGGGGTTTTACTTTTGCCATATCAATTTTACTTATCAATAGACCGTTTTAGCTACTGATACCTCGCTCATGTCGGTTAATCCCTGGTAACGGCGCAACGACTCCAGCATGTAGCGCAGTGCATCTAAAAAATGATCTGCTTGCCCGTCTGCGATTTTTGGGAGTATCTGCCCGGTATATTTATCAATTTTGTACGAATAATTAGAAAACTCTTTAATAGTCTCTTTACATCGTGGATGGATAACCACATCATACGCACGGATAAACTCTATCCCGTCCTCAATACTTCCCTTGCCCTTTTGTGCTGGAATCATCAAAGGATAGCCATGCGTAACCAGATAGTCTATCATCTCAGGCCGTGCACTGTCAGCAATACAGGGCCACTTTTGAGACTCTGGAACACGGGAGAACAAGTCGGGAACAATATCAATTGGAATCTGCAGGCCGGAAACTTCTTGGTCGAGGAACAGCTTCTTGCCAATAACAAACCCACGAATCATAACTGTTGGGTCATTGGCAAATCCCCAATCAACCCCAAACCTAAACTCTGTCCCAATGGGCGGCTCGAACTTTTCAACTATCCAATTTTTATAAACAAGAGCTTCGGAAATCTTTTGATATTGTCCCATCCAAACATGGGCAAACTTATCAGGATCTCTTACCCTGTCTGCTTCCAAGTCCTCTCGCAAAACTTCGGGAAACCATGGATTGTCAGGATAATTAGCCTCAACCACAATTGCATTTTCTGGAGCATCTTCTCCACGGAAAAAAGCATCTACCGGGTCCTCTGCTTTTCGAGGGTTCCAGGAAAACCATATCTCTGAATTTTCTGCCCGGATCGTGGGACGTAGAATATCAAGGGAAACTTGAGAGATAGAGTGTGCTTCCTCTACCCATGCAATGCGGAAGTCCTCTAAGGATTTAATTGTATCGGCGGTGTGGTTCTGCAGACCCTCAAAGATAATAATATTACCGCCAGGGCCTACTATTTTTCGATCTTGGACATCGAACCAGTATCCCAGCCCATACTTTGTAATCAGTGCCGAGATAAGCTTTTTGGCCGACTGGTCTAATGATCGCTGTATCTCCCGGAGGCAAACAATATCCGTAACACCATCAAGCGCCTGAGATATAACCTCCCCAGCAAAGAAATATGATTTGCCAGACCCTCTACCTCCGTGCGCTCCCTTGTACCTCGCAGGAGACAATAGCGGTTCAAACACCGCAGCAGTGGGAATATCAAGGGCTTCAACCATTATCACTCTCCGGAATTATAATCTTCCGGCGGACAACTATTTCGTTTTTATTGGTGTTGTCAGATTGGGTTTTCTCATGTACCCCATGTTGCGACAGTACCAGCCTGGTTATGTTGGAGTTTATCTTGCCGAGCAGGCCGTTGTTTATGAGCGTATCTCGTTGAACTTCCTTGATATCTTCAATCATGTGAGACAACCACTCGCTTTTTTCTGCCTTTTGCAATAAATAACGCCTTGATGTTCCGACTTTTGTTGCAAAATGCTTTACCGATGGGATTGCCCTGTCATCTCCCATCCACCCGCCCGATATGTACTTCTCAAATATCGGTCTTATTTTTTTTTCTGTATACTTTTCAGGTGGGCCACCAAGCGGCGTTGTCATCCCAATTTCTCCCAAAATCTTTTTTTACATTTATGTACATAAATATACACAAAAAAGAAAACGGTGTCAAATAATAACATACATTTTTGTAAAGTTTACAAGTGGACACAAAAAAACCCTGCGTAGAATTTAATCTACGCAGGGCTAAACCTTTCCCTGATAATGGCGATTATGCCTTGTTATCAGGGAAAATACAACTGTTAATCACAAGTTAGCTGTGAAAAATTGCTTCAGCTTCATTATCAACAATATCGCTTGCAGCAGTTAAACATCTCTGTGCTTGCCGTAGATAGTGCCGTGTTCTTTCTGTTGAAACATGGTGTCCGTATAAATGGTCATCAATCATCGAACAAATCAAATGCACTCTGTCAGAAAATTCATGGTAATGGAAACCATCAAGAGTTTCGTTTTTAGAAAAACTTCGCATGGAGCAATTTTCGACGTCTGGCGGTTCGCCTTTTTGACAGTTGTCTGTCATTAAACGGTTGAAATATTTACAGTTAGTATTCGTACATTCCATAAAAACCACCTAAAATCAAACAGCTAACAAAACGCTGCAGCGGACAAGCTACACGTGCATTTGTTTGACTGTTCTGATCTTCATAAAAGTATCAAATCAAGCAAAAAATCACCGGTATTTGTCCGCTTGCCCCTGAGCTTTACCGTTATGCCTTCGGCAATGGCGTCCATTTTTTAACGTCAACCTTCATCCACTTGCACCCCATGGGGCCATATGCCAACTGACAAAAATTCCCTTCCCTGTCAAAACTAACCTCGCTCACAATATTTTTTTCTTCATTGCAACAGTCCCAACAGCCGATCACCGACACGCTAAATTTTGTTCTCGGTATTTCTGGCAACTTGTCATCTATTGAAACCCACCTGCCATAACAATGCAATTCACACTGACCACAAGGGGATGCGGTTTCTGGAGCGATTTGCCTGTCGGTAAGTGCATCTTTTGCCAAATGTTTTTCCATGTTGCCTCCTTGTGTCAGGTGATTGCGGCCTTTCTCTTGTCTGCTTTAAGCGCACAGTGAACAAGTACCATTATCAAAAAGCTCACCGCCCCACAATTCGCATGTTTTGCAAACCGGCGGGTCCTCAATTACATGAGGCTCTTTGTTGGCAAGTTTTTCCTGATCCGCATAATCTAACAGATAATCACCGTTTCGTATCCACCTCACGGCGACATCTAACCACTCCTCAACTATACCAAGCCCAAGTAATGCAGGGTAAGCCATCTTCCTTGCCTCTTTTGCCGTGTTGGCAAAAATCAAAACAGCGCCTTCTTCATTTCCGCAAAAAGCAGAAAATCCAGAATACATTTTCATTTCTGCTTGCCTCTTCCATGTTGCCTTCTTACTTTCCAGAGTTTTTTATTGCTTTGTTTTCTGGGTGTTGGCCGCGGCACATAGCGGATATTAAGAATGTCTCTCAAAAAATTGTACATTTAAAAAATCCTCCATAAAAAAGAGAACAAACCAATCAAGCTGAACCCTATCCCGCACCCTCTTTGCGGTCTGCGTTCCTGCTGCATTATCCGGTTTGCAACCTCGTCCCTATCGCCTTTCGGGTCAGCTTATTTCTGCCGTTATGTGCCTAAAAGCACCTTCACGGCGCCCTTGTACCGCCGACACAAAAAAAGCAGGGCAGTGACCGGCCCTGGAACCGATCTACTGCCCTGCCTCCATTTTTCAACTGTACGCAGGCTGACCCGGCAAAGCTGGGCCATCTGCACGTTGGTAAGGCCCAGCTTGGATTGCTGGGCCTTGAAATCACTGGAAGTCATATTTCTGATGCCTCCAGCAAATCATCCACAGTTACCCCCAACCGAGGCATAACCTCAGCCATGAAGGCTGCATCCTGCTCATCAACAGGAATATTGCCAGCTGCGGGTCCGCCGAGTAACTCGGCTATCCCCGCAATCACCCCGGCATTATGCTCGGGGTTGAATGCCAACATGGAACCGCCGACCTCTAAGGCGGCGCGGAAGATTTCCCGCTCTGCTTCCTCTTCCCACGCCATTTCGCGTGGGGCGACTGATGGCCAAGCATCATGCCAGCCGTCAGACCCTTCCATCCGCCCTGTTTCAAGAGCAAAAATGAGGCGTGCCGCCATCCATTGTTGGCGAGGGAGGCCAGCCCCAAAAGCCGCTTGCCGTTCCTCGTAAGCAACGGCGGCTCGTATGAGCCGCTCGGACACAGCAGTGTGTCCATGCCCCAGACCTGGGGCGTAATCAACTACTCCCCATGCGGCCAGTTCCTCCGGGTACGCCCAACTTAATAAATGCTGGGCGTTGACGCCTGCCGGAAGATGGCGGGTAGTGTATTCATTAACCAGCCAGCGGATTGCGCTGGCAGTTAATGGACTCTTTTTCCCGTTGCGGCGTGTGAAAGTCTCAGTCATAACTACCTCCTCGCCGGAAAAGACCGGCTGTTCATTTTGACAACGGCTTATCCACTGCCCTTATCTATGTATATACCCTACACTGTACGGGTTGTCAATAGGTTTTTGCAAAAAAAAATCAAAACACATAACATTTCATTCGAGCGGACCAGAACCACTTCCAGGTTTTAGCCAGCGCTCATTGCTGGCCGCTCAATTC